CTTGGCGCCCATGAACGCAGAAGCCCGCGCCCAGGAGTACGAATGCTCGGAGTTGTAATCGGCGGCGGTGTCGATCGACTCCATGTCGATCGCAGAGCCGATCGCGCTCTTGTGGTAGAAGATGCACTTCTCGCTCGACGTGCCCTTGCCGGTGAGGTTCGGGTGGACGATGAAGTTGATGCCCGTCCAACGGAACATCGTCAGGCTGTTCTCGAACGGCTTGTTGTTCACGTAGTCGGCCGAAGCGAACTCCTTGACCTGCATCAGGTAGGCCTCGAAGGCCGGCGAGATCAGGCCGAACACGTTGCCGTCCATCGGCACCGAGTTGTTGCCCAGGATCGCCTTGACGTGCATCACGGTCGTGAGCGAGGCCGTCTGCGTGGCGCCGAGATCCTGCGTGCCCGCTTCGAGGGCCGCGATGATGTCCTGGTCGCGCTTGCGGTTCAGAACGCCCATGGTGGTTTCCTGCATGATGCGCAGGCCATCGCCCTGGGAGGCGTACAGGTTGAACTTGGTGCGGCGCACGCCGTCATGCCATTCGGCAAGCGTCGCGGTGAGCTGCTCCAGGTCGTCGGCGCGATACGGGATCAGGCCGTTGACGCCGCGAGTGACGGCGGTCGCGCCACCCGAGTCCGCGACGAGGAACACGGCCGAATTGCCATTGACATTGGCCTCGGTGGTGACGGTCTTGGTGATCAGGCTCTCGCGCTGCTCGAAGCCGGCAATGAACTGCTGGCGGTAGGTTGTTTGAAAGGCCGTGTCGGCCATGGGGAAACTCCGATGAAAAGGGGTGAACCTCTCCTGTCGGGGTATCCATCCTCACTTCGCCGGGGTGGCCCTGTAGCAGGGCGCCGGCTGCGCGCTTCCGGGGCCGCAGCAAGATACCCGGAAGCCTAGTACTGTCTTTTACGAGGTCGCAACATTTTAGTGCGCGACCTTCTCTTCCCATGGATTCGGCACGGCGTTGAGATGCTCGGGGTGGCGTCTCAACAGATCTCGCTCGTTGACTGGTGCGCCATAGCGAACAGCGTCCTCGTTCCGCCACCGCAGAGCCATGGAATCATACGCCGCCATCACGATGTCGTGGTCCGTCATGGCGCCCTCCCTACTTCTTCGGGAGCTTTTCCATCATCTTGTTCAGCTCCATGTGCCGGGCGCGCTTGGCCACGCCCACGGCATCCTTCGCCCAGTACGCACCCTTTCGATCGCCCGACTCCTTGATGAGGCCGGCAAGCTCGGTCTGCGCGGTGGCGAGCGACGTGCTGTTCGCGGCCGGCGTGATGGTGGCCAGCGGCTCCAGCTTTAGCGCCGTGTTGACCAGCCAGCGCACCGCCGCGGGATTGGAGCCGACCAGGGTGCCGTCAGGCATACGGGCCTGCATGAGCGAATTGGCGAACTCCGGGCCGGCGGCGCTCATAAAGTCGTTCGCCACCCGCACGTACTTGGGATACTCGGCGCCGTATTCCTGCCGGAGGTCCGCCTCGACCGCCTTCTTGCCGGCGTCGTCCGCGACATGCCACGCCTCGGCCTGCCGGTTCTGCTCGCTGTAGTACCAGGCGAGGCCTTCCTTCACCGTGCCCTTGGGCCAGTTCTTCTCGTGGGCCGTCTTCAGGAAGCCTTCGACCAGGGGCTTGTCGGCCTCACCGATCACCAGCCCATCGGGCAGTGCGGTGTCGTACTCTGCCGGTGATGCGGGGATGTCGTTGGCCGCGCGGAACTCTGCCACCTCTTCCGGCGATGCGTCGGCTTTGAGGAGCTGGCGCGTCTGGCCGGATGCGATCTTGTCTCGGGCGTGCATGAGGGCTTCGGCAACGGCCTCGGGCGAGGCGTAGCGTTCCAGAACCTTCTGGGCTTTCTCGTTGCCCTTGGCCATGTCTGCGCGCCAGGTCTCGGACCATCGTCCGGTGGCGGCGGGTTCACCCGGAGGAGCGGCCTGCGCATCGCCTGCAGGAGCGGCTGCGGAGGGCGCTGGTGCAGAGGGAGCCGCGGCGGGCGCCGATGGTGCCCCTTCAGAGAGGGCGCTTGCAGGGGCCGCCTGAGGGGCTGCGGTAGGGGCTGCTGCGGGCGGGGTGGCCGGGGGTGCCGGGGCCGCCGTGGGCTCGATCGCCATGCTTGGTTTCAATCTCCGTTTTCAGAGGGTGGGGTCGTCGGATCTTCTTTTTCCTTCAGGCGCTGGATGTTGATCTTGCTCATCAGCACCAGCTTGAGGCCGACAAAGCGGCGCCCCTGCATGAAGGTCGACATCCTGTCCGACTCAGGATGAAAGGTTTCATCGTAGGTCATGGCCGCCCGCTCGATGATCCAGGCGTAGGCGCGGATCTGCTGCTCGGGCGTGGCAGTCCCATGCGACACGGCCTGCACGGCAGCGGCGTCTGCTACCGTGTGCGGATAGGCATAGGACGGGTTGGCGTTCTGCCCGAACAGCTTGCTGACGCGCTTCGCCATTAAGCCGCCATCTCCGCAGACAGGCCCGTCATGCGCGCGGTGTTGCCCGCGGCCTCAGACGCCGTCTTGGCGACGTCGCCCGCCTTTTGCATCAACTCCAGCGCCTGCTGCTGCTGCTGGGCCGCGATGGCGTTGCGGCGCAGGTTCTCGCTCTCGCTCTCAGTCCGCATCCAATCGGCGGGAACCACCGCCGTCAGGACGTCGCGGACTGCCTTGGCGCCATCAACGATGAACGCCGCGGCCGGCTCGAGCTGGATAGCCTGCGTGATGACCTGGCCGGCTTCGAGGAACTGGCCGACCTTGGCCTTGTCGATCGCCTCTCTGAGCGGGCTCTCGAAGGAGAACTCGATCTCGGTGCCGCGCATCGACTGCGGCGCACGGGCCGCGATCGACATGTCCGCACGCATGAGCAGTTGCAGATCGGTCTCGCAGAGCCGAGCGTTGTATTCCATCTCCATCGGTTCAAAGAGCGGCAGGGTGTTGCGGATAAACTCCTGCACCCTCTGGCCGACCTCGTAGGCCGTCATGTCCGGACCACCAGACGGCGGCAGGTTCAACTTGTTCAGAAAGAAGCTCTCCTGAAGCTGGTGGCGAAGGTCTTGGATCAGGTCGAGGCCGAAGCCCAAGCCTTTATGATCGGACGACATGGGCCGCAGGGCCTCGCCTGTCCGCTCGTCGTAGTCCGCGTCGATCCAGGTCACGCCGCCGGCATAGACCGGGATGTCGCCGCGCACGGCGTCTTGGACGGCCACCATGGGCGGGTTGACGGCCTTCTCGCCGCTCTCCAGCAGGACGCCCGTGATCGACTGAAGAAGCCTGGCATCAGGCAGGGCTGCAACGGTGGCGGGGCTGTGCGCGTACTGCGATCCCGAGACGGTCTGCCAGCGCGGGATGATGTAGCCGCTCACCCACATGGGAACTTCTTCCAGCAGATGCTGGTTGTCGCAGTCGATGTAGAGGCAGACGAACGGCTGGCGGAACTTCTTGGCGCCGGGGAACGTCTCATACAAAGCCTTCGGCACAACGACGTGCCAGCAGTTGACCTCGGCGTAGGGCGTCTTCTCCAGCAGCTTGGTGACGTTGGGATGCACGGTCTTGCGGAACAGGTTCTTCAGCGTGATCGCGGTCGGGCTCCACTTCCGGAACACCGTGTCGATGACGTCGAGTTCGTTCTCCATCCACGCCACGTCGCGCAGATGGTGGCAGCGGTGGTGCAAATGCGGCGTGCTGCCGTCAGCCGGGCGGTACATCACAGCCTGCAGGACGGCCTGCCCGAAGCAGGCGAAGTCCATGTCGGCTTCCTTGGTCGCCCGCGCCAGCGATGCCTTGCTGTCGTACATCGCGTTCTTCTGCAGCTTCTTCAGCCACTCGAGGTATTGCTTGGCCTCGGTGTCCTCCTTGTCGGGACGCTGCGAGCGCGGCTTGAACCACTCCTTCGCTGTCGGCCGCAGCATCGCGCCGAAGGCATTGCCCAGGCTGCGATGCGCCAGCACAGGGGCAGACGTCATCAGGTTCGACGCCATCTCGGCGCCGATGTTCCGGGTGTGCGTGAAGTCCGCGCGGGTGGGAAAAAAGTTATCGGCTATTTCTTGCCATAGGCTCAGGAGGCCGGAACGCTTACCGAACAGGTTGTCGCCCAGCTCGCGGACGTGGTGGACGAGTTCCTGGGTCACGTCATCCACCCAGCGTGTCGTTGGAGCCGATGATCGTGGCCGAGCGGCTGGTCTTGCCGCGGCGGTCGCGCGCCATCTTCTTCATTTCGTATTGCCTGTCGACCACATCGTCCTTGATTGGCATGACGATGGGCGGCTCGACTTCGGCCGGGGCCGGCGGTGCCGGCATCGGGGCTGCGCTGGGCATCCCGCCTCCAAACATTGATCCCATCACGCCCTCCTAGTAATCGCCGTTGCCATCAGAGCCGCTACCAGCGTCAGCAGCAGAGCCGGAACTGCCGGAACTGCCGCCATCACCACCCCAGTAGTCGGTGCCTCCAAGGATCAGTGACCGCCTGCGGCGACGCTCTTCCTCGTCATCCGGATTGATCGGCGCGAGCATCGTTGCAGCGGACTTGGCCTCCACCGCGGCCCTCTGGCCTGGCGCAAGC